AACTGGCGCTAAGGGAGATAAAGGAGATCCAGGTATTTCAGGAACTTCTGGATTTGAAACTTGGACAAGATACTCTCCAGTTTTCTCAGCTGCTGGTTTAACTTTTACTGGAAGCAATGGAACATATCCAACTTATAATTCTCACTATATTAAAGCTGGTAAATTAGTAAGCTTTGTAATTGAAGTAAATTGTTCTACAGTAACAAACTTTGGAACAGGTCAATATAAATTACAGCTTCCATTTGCTCCAGCATTCGGTTACAATCACTTTAGCGGTTGGATATGGGCTGACCCAAATATAAGTCCAGATACAGGAACTGGTCACACAATTTTAAATGTTGATCATGCTGGTATAACTGATGTGCTAGATCTCCATTATTTAAAACAAAGTGGCGGAGCTAACTCACCAATTAGAGAAGGTTTATTTGTTCAGGGAACTCCAGTAAATTTAACAACAATAAGTAAGATATATGTTAATGGCACATATATCTCTGGAGAATAAAATGGAAGAAAAAATAAACGAAGTAATTTTAGCTAGAGCTAACATGAATGCCAAACGATTAGAAGCTGAGAAATCAGCTGGTAATTACCGTAAAAAAATAAAAGAATTAGTAGATATGCTTAAACCTCAAGGATACTCTGTAAGAGCTATAGCAAAGCTTATAGGGATCACTGAAGGAGCTTTAAGAGATTTACTACGACCAGACGGTCAACCTAGACGATCAAGGAGAAAAAAAATAAATGAAAAACTGGATTAAAGAAAAATTAAATAAATTTTTATATTTTCTTTATGATCATGAAGAATATGAATTTGATAATGAATGTTCTTTTTGTGAAACTGAATTAGAAGATTATGAAAATGTTATATGCGATGAATGTGCCAATGAAGTAGGTTAAAGCATACCAAATAAAAAAATAATAAAAAGTAATGCTCTTAATATATTCACTAAGAGCATTACTTTTTTGCTTAAATTACTCATTATTTAAGTATTCTTTCCTTGATTTTCCAGATTTTCTTAATAAAGCTCTTAAAGCACCCTCTGATATACCTAATCTCCTAGAAACCTCTCTCTGTGAGATTTTCTCTGTTTTGATCAAATAAGCTGTAACTTCTCTGATCACTTTACGATATTCTTTAGCTGCTTTATCAGCTTCTTTTCTTGAAGCTAACATTTTAGATCTAGCTTCTTTAGCTTCTTTTATAGTTCTCATATTAAGCTCCAGTAATCGCTTTAGCTGTAAAATAAGCTATTAGCAATCCACCAATCAATATTGTGATCCAAGCTAAAATAATTCCTAACATAATTTTAAATACAAGTTTCATTTAATCACCTCCTTTGTGATTTTTGCTTTATAATAAATAATAAATTTTTTCATAACATTTGCCCTTCAGCACATTCATCACAAATATTATCATCTGGGAATTCAGGATCGTAGAATTCTTTTCCACAATCTTTACCTAATACTCCTTTACATATACTCATTTTATCCCTCCTTCCAGTTAGTTAATAATTCTGTATTTATTATTTGATAGATCTCTTGATCGGTTAGCTCTATGCTATCTGTTAAAAAATCCCTAGCTACATCATATCTAAAATCATTATCAGCACTTCTTAGATCTGAGATATTCCAGTTATCAGCTATTTGTCTAAACTTTCTAAGCATTTTAATTTCATCTTTTTCAAGAACTTTTAATTCTTCTTTGATCAAAAGTTCTGTAAATTTCATTCCTAGATCAATATGTAGATCTGAAAATTTACTCATATTATTTACCTCCTATTCTTTTCATTTCTTCAATAGCTACTTCCATAACATCTTCTGGACTAGCACCTTTTTCAATTAATTGCTGAAATATTACTTCAGCTGGAACTTTGAAATTATTACCAATCACAAAAGCTACTGCGATCTCTTGCTTACTTACTTTTCCTTTTTCCATTTTTATTTCACCTCCCCAAACTTTACATTTACAAAACAACTAGCTTGATAAGCGATCTCACCAATTTGGAAGCAATCCACATCTTTTACTACTCCCTTAACTTTGTTAGCTTTACCATAGACACGCTTTACATCGTAATAATCTTTACCATTAAGTTCAACGATTACTTTGTAACCTTTGCCAACTGGAAGCACCAAAGCTCCGTCAACTATTCCAACACGACCACCACTTATTGCCCAGATGTTCATTTTTCCAATCTGAGCTATTAACTGATCTATCTGATATTTTTCCATTTTATTCTCCCTTTTCTATTTGTTTTATTTCCTTACATTTATTACTGTTCATGCGTGTTAGAGATACGCAAGTATCTAATAATCAATTCCATTAAAATCAAAATCAAATTCTTCTACAGCTAGTATACATTCTTTCTTAGTATCAAAGAGATCCCCAGCTACTTTTCCCCATGTCCACTTATTCATTTTAGATCCCATATAATACTTTATATCAATTACAAAATCTTTTCCTTCTGGTGTAATTACATTTACAAAATAGTAACCAGCATGTAGCTTATAAGCTTTAATTTTATTCATATTAGTTTCCTTTCTCTCAATAGTTAAATAATGCCTTACCCATTTGTATAGCTTCTTTAACTTCTACTCCGTCAATGATCACAAAAGTTTTTACAGTGTTAGCTATCTCAGCTGGTAAGTTGTTAATCTCTTGGTAGATCGCTTCTCTATCCATTACTTGACCAGTAAGTCCATATCTCTCACAGAACCACATAGCTGTTTGTAAGCTGCTATTAGCTGGTAACATTTTACCTTTGTGAATACCATTTAAAAAGTGCCAGTTGTAACCACTTTTTTTCAATTTAAAACCGTCTTTGTGAACATAAACTCTTTGATAATGAGCTTTTCCACCATAAGTTTTTCCAGTAGCTTCTTTAGTATAGATCCAGTTTTCATTATATTGTTTCATTTTTTTCTCCTATTCATTCCAGTTTTCGGCACATGCCATAACTTTTACTTTTTGGATTTCTTCTTTGAACACTATCTTACAGAAGGCACACATTTCGTTCCAACTAATTATGATCTGTTCATACTTGAAACCACTCTCATATTTACATTCTTTACAATTTCTCATTTTCTTTCCTTTCCTTACACTTATTACTGTCGGTGCGTGGGGGCAATACGCAAGTATCTATCAATAAAAATTGATAATTGAAACCAGGGGAACGCACTACTTTAGGCATGGCAACTAAAGCTGAACTAAGAAAAAAGTGGCGCTATGAAGCTCTGGAAGGGATCTCTGGCGGTATTCCTTTCTGTAAATGCTGTGGAGAAACCAGAATTTGGTCATTAGTCTTTGATCATATAAATGGCGGTGGAACTCAACACCGTAAAGCTAACGCCAGTAACCCAACTGTTAGATTAGTTAGGAGAGATTATCGCTTAAATAAAAAATGGAATACTGATGTATATCAGATCCTTTGTAGCACATGTAATCATGGGAAGAGAGTAAACAATAATATCTGCCCACATGAAGAGGAGGTGAAAATGAAAAAAAATAAAGTTCTTAATATAGCTCACACATTAGCTAAGGTATTTGTATCTTCAGTAATTTCTTCAATTACTGTAAGTAATATGATCCCTACAACTGCTGACGGTGCTAAAGCTGTAGCTATCTCTGGATTAACAGCTGTGATCGTATTTGCTTACAACTGGTTAAACCCAAACGATCCAAGATACGGTATAACCAAATAAAAAATTATAAAAAAATTATCCCCCACCAGAGTTAGATCATCTAGTGGGGGATTTTTTAATGGGAACGGACTAGTCTTCTGAGCTAGTATCGCTCTCCTCGCTAGTTTCTGCGTGATCGTATATGTCAGTTTCCTCTACTACCTTTTTAGGGGTAGGAGCTTTTTTATTGTTACGATACGCAATGAATTTATCTAGAGTTCCCATAGCTTTATGAGTGCTCTATATCTAAATATTCACAAGTTAAGCTTTTATTCTAGGTTTTAGAAAACTTCCAAGCTTATAGTTTTTATTCTTTCCCTTTGGATAAGCTTGAACTGGGTAATTTAAATTAGCTAACCATTCCTTTTTTAAGCTTTTACTATTCGTAGCAAAAAAAATGTATCTATGTTTAGCACTTCTAATCTTTCTCATTCCAGTTTGATCTGCCTCTGAATAATGTCTGGAGTGTCTATTACCCTTTGTATATTTATCAGTTCTCTCTTTAGTCTTTCCAGTATAAATAAAATTAGTAGCTTGATAAATATAACCATTATGTTTCATGTCAGTATCAGCATAGCTTACAATTATCCAGTTTCTAGCTTTAAGTTGTCTTAGACAAGCTGCCAAAAACGAGCTTAACGGTTGATCTAGCTCTTCAATTCTACATAATCTATTAAGCTCATAGACATTTGAGCTATAAACATCCCCAGCTAACCCTTTACATAAAGAATTTGAAGCTGGTTTACCAAAAGATGATACAGCTACGAGCTTATTATCAATATACCAACCAAAAGCTATACTTATACTGGGAGTTCTTCCAGAGTAATGTTTAGGCAATAAAAAATCTACAGCTGTTTGATAATCAATAATTTCTACATTACCAATCATGAGTTAACAATCATCTTGATCTCACAGCTATCAGTAGAGCAATACTGCTCACCAATAGCTTCTTTTCCAAGTCCGTTATAGATCCCAGTAAAATCAATTGGGAAGAGTTTATCTTCATACTTTTGATATTCTTCTTCAGTGATCGCCTGATAAGGCATTTGCTTATAAGTCATATTTCCTATTGGTAAGAAGCTAACAGTTTTAAGCTGTCCGTCATACATGTGAAGAACTGTGGAGATTAAATCAGCTTCTTTCTCTGCGTCAAAAGTAACTGTAACTGATACTGAATTATCTGACCAGTAGCGCTGAGCTGTTGCTGCCAAAGAGATCTTCTCAAAAATAGATACTTCTTTTTCATTTCGCTTAGCATTAGTTTTGATAGGGAAGTATACCACTGATGTTGTTGTAGGGTTCTCTAGAGCCTTCTCAACGGTGTAATTAGCCATTTTAAAGAGCTCTAGCATTGGATCATCATTACTAAATCTAATAGCTCTTAAAAAGGTATTTCCACCTGAAGCCCAGTGAACTCCTGGACTTTCCCCAGCTAAAATTGAAACTGTTCCAGAAGGTTTTACGGTAGTAGTTTTTATACTTTCTCTAACACATAACCACTCAGAATATTCTTTATCATACTTCTGGATAGTAGCGTAGCCCTCATTCATCCAATCCTTTAACACGGTTAAACCATTATTATCAGAAAAATTAGCTACACCAGAGATAGAAGTTCCTATTCTACGGTTTCGGGACATGATCGCATTTGTATCCTGCCAGTGAGTAGGTAAAAGAGTTACTGTCTTAGCATAAAGATAAGCAAATTTTAATGTTCGCTTAAAGTCTTCTAAGCTGTCATGACGGTTAAGATATGTTTCTACAAGATTACACATCTCTAAGCTCTCCAGTGATTGTTCAGCACATGGATTATAACCAGCTACTCTGTGATCTTTATTATTAACTGGATCAACTAATCTACCATATTTACGAGAAGTGTCCATCCAAATTATTCCAGGTTCTCCATTGAGCTTTATACCGTCAATGATCTTTGTAAAATCATCTCCAACACTAGCTTCAACTGAATTATTAGACATCCAAGCCCAACCAGGGTTTTCACTGTCATAGCTATTTCTCTGGGGGAATACTTCAGCATTTTTTAAATTTAAAAATTCATCATCATCAATAGATCCAATAAGAAGCTCAGCGGATCTACGAACATTACCAGATACAACACATACACCGATCAAGTTACCAATATCAGCTATGTCAGTTTTTGTAAGCTCTTGACCTTCACGATCTTTAAAAAGTTGATCAATAGCTACATGAAGATTAACGAGTGGTTGTGGTCCAGAAGCTTTTCCACCAAAAGTTTTAATTGGTGATCCTTCAGATCTAATATCTTTATACAAAAAAAATGGTCTTTTTTGATCTGGTTTTAAATAGCTATGAAGCTGGATCACTAAGCTCTCTACCCAACCTTCTCTGGTATCTGGGATCACATATTCACCGTCTACTTCTGGTTTAAAAATTGTAAAGCCTTTGTCAGCTCCTTTATTATCAAAGCCAACTCCAACGCCCAGCATAGAAGCTTCCATTAAAAAAGCAAAAGGTTTAGCTGGATCTGCCTTAGTCATTTCCTTAGTAGATACAAAAGCACAGTTCTGAAGTGGAGCTGAATTTTTAATTTCATTGATCAATGGTGTTCCCATTATCCAGAGCCCTCTTCCAGGTGGTGTCCACTTCAAATTAAATAGACGATCAAAAGCTTCTTTAGCTGATGATTGAGCTTTAAGATCATTCCAGGGAAGTCTGGAAGTTTTACAATGATCTTTCTGTAAGCTATACATTCCATTGATTACTCTGGAACAAACATCTAGCCAAGTTTCTTTTGTTCCGTCATCTTTCATACGAGAATATGTTCTTAAAAAAGTAATTTCTCCCACTGAATTACCAGCTACATCAGTATATCCAAATGGTGCTTTTTGGTTTTTATAAGTATTTAGGAAGTCTTCAGTAAGGTTAAATGATAAATTGGTCATAGATTGAATGGTGCTTCAAGTGGGAATATAAACATACAAATTCTGCGTGTCTGGAGCTTACTACTGGGAATATGAACAAGAAAAAACCCCCTACGGAGAAGTAAGGGGGTTTAATCTCTACCATTAGAGCATATTAGATTTAGGCAACCTTTAGCACTACCTGAACTCTAGCTGGGTCACACTTTAATCCATTAGCTGATAACCTTCTACTATTTATTGGATTAGCCATTTTTGAATTTGGAGTAACCATAACCTTACCAATAAACTCATGAAGGATAATATTCAAATCCTTAATATCAAGTGTGTTGTAGATCTCATCAGCTGTTAAATTTTCAATTAACTTGAATGGGTTCTTATCTACCTCAACCTTTTCTATTGGTTTTGAATATCTTTCAATATCTAGTTCTATTTTAGCAACTTCAGATTTGAAGTCTTGAATAGATCCATGATATACTCCTTCTTTATACATTTCTTGAATATTTACTAATCTAGCATTTAGATCTCCGATTAGCTTATTATTCATATCACTAACTTCTTTGATTTTATTACTTTTATCTTTAGCAACTAAAGAGTTCATATATTGAGTTTGAACTTCTTTATCTTCAACTAAAGTTGTAAAAACTGCTTTAACAATATCCTCAACTCCGTCTACTTTAATATTGTTACTTACACATTTTCCATTATTGTAGTTAATACAAGCATAAGATCTTCCAAACTTATTACCACTACATTGTAAGCGCCCCCCACATGAACTACAAAATACTAATCCACGAAGCAAAGACATATTTCCTTTTTGCTTATAAGCTACTGAAGTTTTCTTTCTCTTCTTCACAGCTTCCCAGAGTTCATCTGAGTATACTGGAACATAAGTTCTTAACTCATTACCATTACTATCAATAAAAATTTCTGGATCAATAGTTTTTTCAGCGAACTTACTGCTCTCACCGATAGTTCTATATCCAGCTAATTTTGGATTAAGAATAATATTAGATACTGATCTACCAACCCAGTGAAGTTTAGCAATTTCAACATCAAGTCCTAATTTAGCTTTCTTTTTCTCAAGTAATAGAGTATTATAAGTAGGAATTCCAAGATCATTAAACCATTTAGCTATAGTAGTAAAAGATGATCCGTCAGCATATTTTTGAGCTGCTTGTCTAATAAGATCAGCTTTAGATATACCCAGTTGTGGCACGATTGTTTCATCTGGAACTAATATCTGGAATGGTTTTTCTCTTACAGCTGTTTTTACTTCTTGTTTAACCATACCAAAGGGAGCAACTCCGCCTTGATCAAATCCTAGCTTAGCATTATGCTGAACTGATCTCTTAACACGAGTTGAGATGTTGTGTGCTTCCATTTCTGCCATGAATGACATAAAAGCTAACATCATTTTGCTCATTGGGTTTTTAAAATCTACATTGTCCATTTGACCATTAAGAATAATTAGCTTAATGCCATACTTTTCAAAAATAGAAAAATAAATTTGAAGGTGAGTAGCTGTTCTACCTAAACGCTCTAGAGCATATACAACTACAATATCAATTCCCATTTGTGCTAATACCTTAGCTAGAGCTTCTGAAGCTTCACGATAAGAAGATACATCAGATCCAGTTACAGTTTCTAAGAAGTAATGACCTCCTTCATAAAATGGTCTGCTATCAAAAACTAAATTATTCTTTTCAGCATATTCTTTAGCTAATTGATAACAGCTTTCAAAGTGGACAGATCCGTCATTGCTTTCACTAAGACGATCAAAGAATGCCATATTCGTAGAAATCTTTTTAATAACCTTAACTTTAGATTTCTTTTCATAATCATAAAAAACACTCTCCTTAGCTCTATTGAGTTTTTCTGTTTCTGTTAGTCTTGCCTTTGGTGCTAAAATATTTTTATCAGTTGTCATTATAAATCTCCTTTCTTGGTTTGTTTATTTATAGACGATTTTCCTCTCATACTTTTGACGAGTTGGTAGATAGCCTCTACAAGAAATCTCTTATCAATTTTAAGGAGATCTTGTTTAGCCTGTGCCTGTTTTGCTTGAAGTGCTTCTTGCCAGTTTGCTGGTATATGGTTTGTCATACCTAAACTGTGCCCGATTTACTAAGCTTGGCATACGGACACTTTTATGTCAGACTTGCTTGAAGTCCTACTTTAAAAGTGTCCGTTAATCTGAGCCTTATTAAAAGCTTTATATGATCTAATACTATTTACTGTTGGCGCTTACCCATAGAAGCAAGTAACCCCCAAAAGCGCTTAAAACAGCTTCTGGGGGTCTTTAAAGGGTATTCTAGAAGAAGTCTTCCAGTATAGCTTTCAAGCTTGGATGTCGGAGTTTAGATAAAGCTGAAGCTTCTATTCTTCTAGCTGCTTCTCCACTAAATCCGTATTTATCACCAATTGTCTGTAAAGTTTCTCTATTATCATCAGTTAACCCAAATCTGCTGGATATGATCTCTTGCTCCATATCGGTTAATTCTGAGATAGCGTCATAGATTGCTTTAATGCCTTCTCTTTTAATAAGGTCATCTTCAGTTGATAACATATCATCCACAATTGTATCAGATACCGTCACAAACTCATTATTAGCTATAGCTGGTTGATCCAAACTCAAGCTAACCTGAGGTAAATCTTCAAACATTTCAGCTGTTCCACCTGCTGCTATAATTTCATCTTTTGTTGGTGGTCTTCCTAAAAAAGCTGTTAGATCATGAACTAATATATTCATCATTACAGCTTTATATGCGATCTGCTCAGGAAGTCTAATTATCCGCTGAGCGTCTGACGCACGAGTTAGAGCTGTGGTGATCCAGCGCTTTGCCCACTGGTAAATAGATCCACGATCAATATCCCAGCGATCCGCTGCCTGAACTAGAGCTAAAGATCCTACGGCAAATATTTCATCTTGATCAAGTTTTGCTCTATAGTTTTTACCTATAAATAAAACTAACCGTAGATGTCTTTTTACTAGCTCATCTCTGATCTGGTTCTTTAAGATAAGATCACCGTCTAAAATAGCTTCAGCTAGTCTTTGCCCATATTCAATTTCTTCTTCTGGTTTAAGTGGTTCAAATTCTTCTTCACCTAACCGATCAATAAGTTTTCTAGCCAAAATACTTTCTCCTATTCTCTGACCACATTTTAAGTATGAACTCATCTCTATAGAATACATTCAACTTAATTAGCTTACGGAGCTGGGATTTAAGTAATCCTCCTCTAATACCACGAGTTAGATCAACACCATTCACGGCATGTTGATATTCAACATCTCTAATACATTCAGCTTTAACTGGACATGTTAGACATGCTTTAATAGCTATTTTTTTATCTTGTCTATTACTACTGAAAAATAGATCTAAATCCATATCAGCACAATTAGCTTGAGCTAACCAGATATCCGTCATTAGAATGGACTTTCAAAAGATATAGCTTCATCAGCATGTATAGC